ATGTGCGCCCTCGACGCCTACCGCGCCTGGTGGGGCGACGTCGCAAAGCGCAGGGCACCGGCCACCGCGCGCACGTACCGCTACCACGTGCTGCGCGCGATGGCTGACCTCGGGCGGGATCTCGAGCACGCCCGCGCCGCCGAGCTGCGCCGCTACGTCGCCCGCCTGTCGCATCAGCACGCCGAGGGAGTGCGATCGGCCCTTTCCGACTTCTACGGCTACCTCCTCCGCTCCGGCAAGAGGGCGGATAACCCGATGCAGGGGGTGGAGAGGCCACGCATCTCCCGTCGAAGGATCAGGCGCTCGCTCGAACGTGAGGAGATCACCCGGCTGCTGGTGGCCGCGGCGCTCGTCGACGAGCAAGCGGCATGGGCGATCCTCGCCTGCTACTCAACCGGGCTGCGGCCCGGCGAGCTCATCGCGCTCACCTGCGACCGGCTCGTTCTCAACGGGGCATCGAGCATGGTCGAGATCGTCGAGACCAAGACCGGCCTCGATCGGATGGTGCCTCTGTCTCGCATCGGGCGCGCGGCCTTCGGCGAGCTCGCCCGCGGGCGGGTTGGCCGCCTGCTGCCCTACGGCCGGACGCAGTTCTGGCAGCGGGTTCGCCGCGCGGCGGCCGCCGCCGGCATCGACCAGGCGCGCGCGCGTCCCTACGCGCTCCGTCACTCGTTCGCCACGCATCTGCTTGAGGCCGGCGCGTCGCTGCGGGTCGTCGCCGACCTCCTCGGGCATGTGGACACGCGACACACCATGACCTACACGGTTCCCGCAGACGACGAGAGGAGGCGGGCGGTGGAGATGCTGTGACTCCCGAGGAGCGGCAAGCCGTCCTGCAGCTAGTTCGCGGCGCCCTCATCGCCGGCTTCGCCTTTCTGCTGTGGTGGTTCGGTCTGCTGAACCCGTTGCTGCCCGCAGGCTTCGATCGGGAGACCTCGCGCCACGAGCGGACCTGCGTGGCCTCGCAAGACAGGGCGGGGAGAAGCGCGCAGATCACCTGCCGGACGCGCTAGCGGCCGTTCGAGCCCTTCGAGACGAAGTAGGAAGTCACGATCGCGGCGACAAGCCCCGCCGACCAGGCGGGGATGTCGCCCGATCCGCCGCGAATGACGCCGTAGAACGCGAGGCCGAAGGCGCCGACCAGGCCGACGATCGCGAGGATGCCGCGGATGTCGTCGGAGCGGTCGGTCCAGCGACGGCGGAGCCCCCCGCCGGCTGGCGGCGTCACCGCCTGCGTCGGCAAGACCGGCTCCTCCGGCGGAGGAGCCGGTAGCGCTTCCGGCTCAGTCATCTCCGATCAGCTCCTTCGGCTCGCAGCCGAGCGCGGCCGCGAGCCGCTGTAGGTGAGACGGCGGAATCCGCAGGCGTCCGTTCGCGTAGCCGTAGAGCTGCCAGGGTGCGAGGCCGGCGAGCGAGGCGATCACGTGACCCGGCAGCCCCGTCGCGTGCACTTTGCGCGCGATCGGCGAGTCGGCCATCTTACGCACCGTCGCCCCATCCTTCGACGCGCTCGCCGGCCTCGAACAGCGCGGCGAAGTTGTGAGTCTCGTGAAACCCGCAGTCGTAGAAGCAGACGAGCGAGGCGCGGCCGTAGACGTGATCGTCCTCGAGGCTCTGCACTCGGCCACAGCGCGGGCAGGACAGCGCGACGCGGTGTGCCGCTCCGTCGGCGGTGGTCATGCGACCCATCCGCGTCGTCCGCCCGTCGGGCAGCGCGATCCGGCGAATCTCGCTCATCTCCTCGACTCCATCAGCTCCACGAACCGCGCAAAGGCAGGATACTGCTCAGCCTCGCGCGGCCTACCCTTGACGAGCTCGGTGAGTGCGTGCCGCGCCCGCTCGAAGCGTCGCCGCTCGGCCCGCTCGGCGATCTCGGTCAGCCCGATCCGGGTCGGCGCCCACAGCCCGAAGGACTGCAGAAGCCGACGGCGGAAGGCATCGGGGTCTCGCTCCCGCAGCTCGCGCATGTCGCGCGTTGCGAACACCACATCCTGCAGCGCGCCGGCCTGCGGGATGATCGAGGGCAAGAACGTCCGCCACGGCGGGGGCCGGCGCATCACGAGCGAGCCCGACACCGGGTCGTAGCCCAAGTCCGGGTGAAGCTCCGGCCCGGCGCGCACCGGGTCGAGGCCGAAGGTCTGCAGCATCCCCTCGACGAGCGGGTTCGCGTGCGCGAGCAGGCCGGCGAGGGAGAAGTAGGAAGGCACCGTCAGGAACGGCACCGGGCCCCCGAGCGGCAGCGCGCGGATCTTGCCCCCGGCGTCGGGCTTGCCGAACATCAGCAGCGACTGCAGCCGCTCGGGCAGCCCCGAGCCCCAATCCGCGAACTCGGTGCGGGCGAAGTTGGAGATGATCGCGGCGCGCACCGGGTGGTCGAACGGGTAGGAGAACGTGTAGCCCAGCAGGAACCGGATCCAGCCGTAGAACGGGATCGCGTAGCGGATGACCTCTCGCTCGACGGGCGTGAGGCGCGACCAATCCACCATCGCCTTCTGAGCGAGCTCGAGGCCCGCGGCGTGCGCCGCCTCGCGAGAGAGGCCGCGGCGCACGCCGCGGGTCTTGCCGTGGAGATAGCCCATCACCCGGTACATGTCGTCGATCAGCTGAGCGAAGGCCCAAAGCGGCTGCGTCGTCGCTCCCCTGGCGCGCCCTGCCTCGTTCCACAGGCGGCCGAGCGTGCGGCCGCCGGCCGCCTCCCAGGCGGCCTTCTGCCACCGGGCGACGTCGGCCGGCACCGCGGCGGTGCCGCGGGCGAGCTCGTCGGGCACTCGGTTCTCGCGGATCATCTGATACGCCTGCCGGAAGAAGCGGAACACGGTCGGGTCGGAGCGCATGCCGAGCATCAGCGCGCCCGAGATGACGTTGTGCAGGTAGTAGGAGGGCGAGAGCGCGAGGACTGAGGTTCGGAACGCGCCCATCGGGACATCGAGCGCTTTCTTCCAGGCGGTCGCCGGCGTGCGCATGATGTCGATGGCGCCGGCGATCGAGCGCGGGAGCATGAGCCCCCCGCGGAACTGAACCCCGGCCCGGCGGAAGGGGTAGATCGACTCGGGGTCGAATTCGATCCAGTCCCGGGAGATTTGCGCGTCGATTCTCCCCCGCCCGATGTGACGAGACAGCGGCTCGCCGTGCGCCTCAGCGTACTGCGTCCCTCTCTCCACGTAGGCACGGCGCACGTCATCGGCCGGCTTGATGATCCCGGCGTCGATCATGCGCTCGACCGCGACGCGGGAGTGCTCCCGGCGCAGCCACTCGAGCTCCATATGGCGAAGGGCGAGCGAGACGTCGGGGATCCAGGGGCGCATGTCGGTCGCGCGCTTCTTCACCTGGGAGGGCAGCGGCGCGCGCTCCACGATCACGCGGGGCGCCACGATTTGCCCGAGGGCCTCGCGGCCCAGGTGGTGCATGAACAGCGGGTTCAGGCCGGCAGCGCGTAGGCCCTGCCAGCTCGCGTTCGCTTCTGCGGCGATCTGACGCACGACGCTTGAGTCGATGCCGGGGATGAAGGAGTAGTAGCCCTCGTTGACGTAGGCGATGATCCGCTCCCAATCCGGTATCGAGCCCGCGGGCCCGGCCGCGGCGCGGAACCGGGAGCGCATCTGCTCGGCCAAAAGCGGCCGAAAGCGCGCCGGCGGGCGCGTGACGGCCAGCTCGTCGGCGCGAGCGTGTGCGGCATCGCGCCGGGGCTCCCACATCGCCAGTCGTTTGCGCGCCGTGGAGAGTTTGCCGCGCGCCTTGCCGAGCTCGCCGCCGAAGCGGCCCCGGCCTTTGACCGGGGTGCCCTCGGCCATCAGCTGCCCGATGGCGTCGGTGAGCTCCTCGATCTTGGAGGACCAAAAGCCCGCGCGCTCCTCGGCCCGCTTGAACCGGCTGACCTCACGCAGCAGCGCCGGATGCTCCTGGCGCGAGTAAATCTCGTTGCCCCAGGAGTAGTAGTAGCCCTCAGCGAAGCCTCGGTGGAGCTGGCGCTGCAGCTCCACCTGATACCAGCGCAGGAACCCCCGCTGCCGGTCGTTCAGCGCCGCCCATGCCTCCCGCGTGCCTTGAAGCTCGAGCCGCGCGAAGGCTTCGACGTCGGCCTCGACGATGCCGAACTCTTTGACCTTGGCGTCCACCTGCTCGGAGAAGGCCGCGAACCGCTTGCGGAGCGCCTGAGTCTCCCGCGCCTCGATCGCCGACATCGTGCGCACCCGGGGGCCTATCCCCATTCGGTCAAGGATCTGCGTCGGCGTCCAGCGGTACAGGTTCGGGCGCGTCTCGAGCCGGGCCTCGAGCGCGCGAATCCCGGCGCCAGCCTCGGCGCGCAGGCTCCGGCCCGTGAGTGAGTGCGTGACCCGGTTCGCCACCGGGAGTACGTCGAGCGCGGTAAACACCGGATGCTGCGCGAGCATCCCTGCTCCTCCCGGGGTGGCCAAAGACTCGGTGACGAAGGCGCCGGGGATCATGCGAATCCCGGGGGCGGCGGCGATCTCGCGCACGGCCTCGCGCGGTCCCTCCCTCAGCGCGTGGCCGATGATGCCGGGAACGCGGGGGATCTGCCGGACCTCCTCGGCGAGCGCGAAGGGCAGCCGCGGGATCGTGGCGGCGAACATGCGCAGGTCGGCGCCGACCCGCTCCCAAAACCCGCGTTGGGGGGCCGGCGAGACGGCGGCCGAGGACGGCAGGAAGAACGGGCCACGCGCCCGGCCGCCGACCCGGGCCCCGGCGGCGAGCGCAACGGCGGTCTCCGCGTAGCCGATCGGCTGCCCGCCGCGCACGATGCGCCGGACGTCCTCGCGCATCAGCGGGAACGCGACCTGAGGCGACAGGGCCGCCTGCGACGAGATGCGCGACCACTTCCGCGTCGCGCGGCGCAGGTTCGCGAGCTGGTCCCCGGAGATCGGCGGGAAAGGCGCCTCTCCTGGAATTCCTGGAATTCCTGGTAGCCCGAGCGAGGCCACGGGGCCCTACTTCTGCTGCTGAGACTCGGTGAGGAACAGCTGCGCGAGCAGGTCGTTCACGCCACCGCCGGCGGCCTGCTGCTGGCGCGCGCGGATCACGTAGGGCACCGACTGAGCGGCGAGGCCGAGCGAGGCCGCGTACTGCTGCTGCAGAGCCTGCTGGTTGGCGATGAAGGCTTCCTCGACGGGGCGGATGCCCGCCGGCAGCCTCGGGACGATCGCGCGCAGGGCTTCGGCCTGCTGCTGCGCCGAGGCTTGGAGTTGCGACACGTAGGGGCTCATCAACTGCGAGGCCATCGCCTGCCACGCGAGCTGCTCGGGAGTCTCGAGCGCGCCCGTCCCGCCGACGTCCTGGGCGACCTGCTGGATGAGGCTGCCGTAGATGGTCGTGATCGCCTCGCCTCGGTTGTAGCCGAGCCCCTCGAGCTGGTCGACGAGCCGGGCCCGGCGCTCGGAGTCGGCCGCGCTCAGGCCGAGATCGACGCCGAACGCCCGCAGGTCGGCCGGCTTATTCTCGTCTCGGCCCATCCCTCGGAAAGCGCCGGTGATGTTCCCGGCCGCGAGTTGGCCCAAAACCACGCCGCCGATGACCGGATGGCGTGCCAGGAACCGGAGCCCCGGCACGCGCCCGACCGCCCGGCCGGCCCGATACCAGCCCGAACGACCGAGCGCAGCCTTCGCAACCGCCTTCGGCGCCGTGGCCCCTGCGGCCTCGGCAGCCGCCTCCGCCGCGGCCTGAACGCCGGCGCGGCCTGCTCCGGCCGCCGCGGCCTGCTGAGCCGCCAGCCGCGCGGCCGCCTGGCCTTGCGACAGCGCACGCGGAACGGTGCCTCCAACCTCGTAGGGCGCCAGCCGGCCAGCGAGGGTGCCGGCCCGGGACGCACCCGCCGCCGCCTGCTCGGCCTCGATCGCCCCCGGCAGGATGCGCGAGAGCGCCGAGACGCGCTGAGCCGCCGGCAAGCCTGCCGCGGCCGCGCGGCCCGCGCCGATCATCCCCGCGCCGATGCCGCCCCCGGCGGCCGCCTCGCCTGCTCCGAGCGCGCCCCGCGCCACGCCGGCGACGCGGCCCCCGACCCCGCCCGTCAGAGCTCCGGCCGTGCCGAACGCAAGTTGCTCGGCGAGCGAGCGGTTCTGGATCGCGCCGGGCAGCGCGCCTGCCGTCCAGCCGAGGGTCGCGGGAAGCGCCGCGAGCGATGCGCCGCCCGTGAGCGGCGCGCCCGCCACGGCGAGGCCCGAGGCGATCGCGCCACCGAGCGTCGCCCCCCACCGTCCCCAAAATCCGGGCTTGCGGCGCGCCTCGCGGTCTCGCGTTGCGGCCATGAGCTCGGCGGCGAGCTGCCCTTGCGGGTTCATGTACAGGCTCGCGGCGTCGCCGCCCATGCCGGGGATCCGGCCGAGGCCCGTGCGCTGCGCCATCGCGGGAACCCACTCGTCGGCCATCTTTAGGGCACCGCCCCTCCCATGTACGCCGTCGCTGCCGAGCCGGCACCGCCCGGAGCGCCGCCGAGTTTCGGCATCCCGCCAGAGCTGGCCCCGAGCGGGAACTGCATCCCGAGCACGAGCGCCTGCTGCAGGATCTCCGTGGCGATCTCGGCCTGGTTGCCCTGAACCTCGAACAGCTTGAGGTAGAGATCCTCGGTCTTGAGGAACTGATCGAGCCCGAGCTGCGCCAGCCCCGCGCCGACGCGCGCCTTGAGCTCGGCCGCCGACAGGTTGAGCTCCTTCGCGTGGAGGTCGAGCATCTTCGCGGCGTCGCCCAGGCGCGCCCGCTGCTCCGCCTCCCCGAGCTTGCGCCGGGCGCGGCCAATGTCGAGCCGCCCCCGGGCCGCGTGGATGCGCGAGAGGTTCTCCTGCAACGATGACTGGATCTCTTGCATGCCTTCCCGGTGTCCGACCGTGGACACGGCGCCGCGCGCGGCCGCCGCGCCAGAAAAGCCCTTCTTCTGCGCCTCGCCCCGCCGACGAGTCGCTACCTCGGTCTCGCGCAGAAGCCGCGCGTCGAGCCCGAACAGCTGCTCCGCGAGGCCCGACTCCGCGCCTAAAAGGCCGAGCTGGCGTCCGAGGCCCGCGCGGCGGATCGCATCTGCCTGGCGCGCCAGGTCGATCCGGCCGAGGCCGAACTTCTGCCCGCGGCCCATCGCGGCCTGCTGCTGCGCGTACAGCGACGGAAGGACGCCGAGCTGCGCGGCGAGGGTATTCGCGGCCATCTGCCCTTGAAGGAGCTGCGGCTGCTGCATGGCGAATGACCAGCCGAGCCACGGGAGCGAGCCCGGAGGCAAGCCGCCCAACGTGCCGACCGGGATGCCGGCCGAGGTCAGCCCCGCGTAGGTCTGCCCTGCCTGCTGCTGCTGCGCGATCGAAGTCTGCGTCTGCTGCGTCTGCTCGGTCGGGGCGACGGGCATCGCTAGATCACGTCCTCGCTGCCGTATAGCCAGGCGGGAAGGAGCGCCGTGCGGTACTGGATCGCATCCGCCTGGTCGCTCCACCGCCGGGAGACCTCCACCAGCTCGGCGACCTTCTCCTCGTAGAGTTGCTTCGCCTCGAGCCAGCGCGGGTCGCCGTCCTTTCGCAGCGCCACGAACTCGCAGTAGAGCTCGAGCGCGTCCCACCATCCCTCGGGGACGTCGACGTTGGAGGAGTCCGCCGTGCCGTCGGTGGCGAGATCGGCGGGCAGCTTGTAGTAGAACACCACGACCTTCCCGGCGACCGAAGGCTTCGGGTAGAAGGTGATCTTCAAATTCGGCGGGAAGCCCCACAGAGTGAACCAGTACGGGTAGCCCTGCGTGACCTGCTTGGAGATGCCCCACACGGCGTCCATCGAGTTGAAGTCCCGGTACTCGAGCGGGTAGCGCAGCGACGTGCCCCCAGGCTCCCACTCGGCTCGGTACACCCGCAGCGTGTCCGTGGCCAGCGCGTACTCCTGCGTGGCGGCGACGATCGTGACGTCCTGCGTCGTGAGCAGGGTCTCCGCACGGCGCGCGACGTCGCGCGCGGCCTCGACGATCCACCGGCGCACTTCGGCGTCCGTCCAGAAGCGCGCGGTCGTCTCGTCCAGCCGCGAGCGAACGTTAGTCAGCAGAGTCCCGAGCGTTTTCGGCACGATGATCCTCGTTCCACTCCTCGATCAGCTCTAGGGCGGCGCGCACCTGCGCGCCGTAGAACGCCAGCTCGGCCCGGCGTGCCTCGAGCACCGCGCGGATGTCCTCGTCGAAGGCCGCTCTCTCGACCCCGGCAAGTCCCGCGAGGGTGTCGGCGATCCGCGCGCGCGCCTCGAGCTCGGCGGTCATCTGCGCGATGCGCTGGTCGAACTCGGCGATGCGGTCCGGGTGATAGGTACGAAGTCGCACCACCTGATCGGCGTCGAATCGGTACAGCACAGCCGTCCGGTTCGCCAGCCGCGCCTGCTCGTAGAGGTAGTGCCCGTTCTCATCCATAGGTCGCCTCGATGAAGCGCAGGATCTCGTCCCCCGGGCAGCCGGTGTTGCAGACGTAGCGGTGCCCCACGACCCAATCCCTGCCCGGGTACAGGTGCCGCAGGTTCGAGATCAGGTAGGACATCGCGTGAGCAGCCTCGGGGGAGAAGTCCACGCGGTTCGCCGTGTCGTTGCCGAGGAAGCAGAAGGCGTGGTAGCGGAGGTTCCCCTGGGACTCCTTCGCCGCGCCCGAGCAGCCCTGCCCGGCCGAGACGACGTGCCAGCCCCGGCCGACGAAGCAGTAGCCATGCCGGCAGACCAGGAAGTTGTAGGCGATGTCGCGGTAGCCGCGGGACTCCATGTGATAGCGCTGGATCCCGCGCACGCGCGGGCCGCACTTCACGTGATCGGCCTGCTCGTCCGCGTCGGAGGCGGTGTAGTGCACGCAGGCGCCCTTCATCCACGACGGGTCGAAGAAGGTCGGCGGGCTCGACGGCGGCGCCGCGCCCCACCCGAACCGAGAAACGACCTGGACGCTCACGGCTTCGCCTCGATCAGCAGCAGCTGATCGGCCAAGTCGGCGAGCGCCTGCTCGATCCTGGAGAGGCGCTCGTCGAGCCAATGCAGGTGCTCGTGGACCGCGAGAACCGAGTCCCCGTCGTGGGTGCTAGAGGCGTTCCCCTCGTCCATGCTCTCCCTCCGTCCTTAGACGCCTGCCCCGACGGCGACGTATGACCAACTGATCGTGGAGAGGTCCGTCGCTGCCACGACCTCGGTGGGAGCCGGCTGCGCGACCGTGGAGGTGCCGTGGCCGTGCGTGTAGAGGAACGGTGCGGAGTGCGCGTGCGCTTCTCCGGATGCCGTCGTGCCCGTATTTATAGGGTGCGTATGGCTGTGAGCATGGTTGGCCTGTTGCGCGGTGCCTGCTCCGCCAGTGTCCACCGCTAAGGCATTGGATACGGGGCTCGTCGTGGCAGCAGATGAACTCATTGCCAGGCTACCGGGAGTATGTGTGTGCCCGGCCTCGCTCGCGACGTTCTGCAGCGCGCTCTGCGAGGTGACGCCTGTCGGCAGGGTGTTGAGCGCGGACGTGATCTGTGTCTCCCGCTGGATCTGCACCCGGATGAGCGCCTTCCCCACCGCAGGAGAGTCAAGCGCCGCGACCTCCGCGTAGCGAAAGCTCACGCCGGCAACAGGCATGAGCAGTACGGCTTTGAGTGAGGCGAAGCGGGCGGAGAGATCGAGGGTGAACCCGCCGGTGGTGTACGACGCCGGGCCCGTCACGGTCCCGTACTCGATCACCGCACGGGCCAGCACCGCGCCGGTGGAGTCCCGAATCGACGTCCCGCCGATCGCCGCCCCGTTGACGTTGAGCACGCCCGGGGCCACCCGCTCGAGGGTCGTGTCGGTTGCGCCCGTGCCGGTGCCCCACTTGAGCTTGCCGTCGGGGAAAATCGCGAAGCGGTTGAAAGCGTCGCCGGTGATTTTGAACGCGATGCCGAGCGTGGAGATCGACGCGCGCTGCAGGCCGGCGGCGCCACTGAAAAATGCAATGACCTTGTCGGTGATGGACCCGGCTACCGGGATGGCCCCGAAGATCACATCGTTGATGTTCTCGCCCATTAGTTCGTCCGTTCCAGGTAGCCCAGCAGGGCTCGGATGCGCGCCGAGTCATCGGCCAACAAGCCCAGCGCGCGATTGCACGAGTAGCACAAGAGTCCGCGGACCTTCCCCGTCAGATGGTCGTGATCGGCGTGAAGCCGACCCCTGCCATTCCCCGGTCCTCCGCAAGCAGCACAGACCCCGCCCTGTGCGGCAAGGACCGACTCGTAGTCCAGTCCCCATTTCCGTCGGTAGTGACTGTCGCTGATCCGGACCCGCTTGCGCGGGTAATCCCTACGGTGCCGCTCTGTGCTGCAGAAACGACAATAAGCTTGGCGGCCGCCGCGGGCGCCGCCCTGCCTGTACCAATCCCAGCGCGATCGGACCTGCCTGCATCTGCGGCAATAAAGCAGCTGGCCGAAGGCTGCCGGCGGCGTCGTGTACGGTCTAGCCATGTCGCCCTCCACGCTACCTGTCCCGCCCGCCGTTTCCGTGGGCGTCTAGCCCTTCTCGATGCGCTGCGCCTCCTCCCAGGCGAGCCTCGCCGCGTAGATCACCGGCGCCGGGTTGGAGCCCGACCCGGAGGCCGTGAACTTCACCCGGGCGTTGGTCAGGCCCCGCGAGGCCGTCGTCTTGCGCATGACCTGCGGAATGCTCGCCGAGCCCGACAGCGTGAAGGTCTCCGACTGGACCGAGCCGTCGAAATTCTCGAGGTCGACTTGGACGGTGCCGGTCCCCTGCGCGATCACGACCAGCTCGCGGATGCGAACGATTCGGTTCGGGTCGTCCACGAACAGCGGTTGCGACTGCCAGGTGTAGGTCGTGGCGCCCTGCGCCGGCGTGTAGCCCTTGAGGAAGGTGCCGAGGCTTGTCCCGTCGTCGCTCACGAGCGGGACGGCCCCGTAGATGTAGCCGTTGACCGGGTTCACCTGCCAGATGTAGGGCGCGAAGGTGCTCGGGTCGTCCAGGCGCCACCAGGACTCGAGGTCGATGTCGTAGAGCCATCCGTTCGGGGCGAGCACCCAGCGCCCGTAGCCGGCGAAGCCGCCCTTGAAGTCGATGATGTTCGCGGTGTCGGGGTGAATCCAGAAATCCGGCGGCAGCTGCGGAGAGAGCAGGCGGGAGCCGTCGCCGCCGGCCCAGGCGTAGACCCCATCGCGGTTGCGCCCGTAGACGAAGCCGGCCGGCGTCGACGCGCCCTGACACTCGGTGCCGTTGGTCCCGATCACGCCGGGCAAGCGCCGCACCAGCGGGAAGGTGATGTCGGCCTGCACCAGCACGGCGCCGCCCCAATGCTTTATCAGCAGCAGGTCGGAGGCGTTCAGCGACCCGGCCGCGCCGTAGCCGACGGTGATCTCGGGGGAGAACGACGCCGGGAGCGAGCCGTCGAGCGCGGTGTCGTTCACCTTCGTCCAATGGACCTCCTCGTTGGACTTCACCGCGTCGGTCGAGGTTGTCTGCCCATCCCATTGGTGCTTCAAGGTGTTGCGCGCGAGCACCACGAGCCGGTTCTGATGGAAGATCGGCACGCCGGCGAACGGGTCGCCGGCGGCGTAGCGGAACACGTTGTCGGCCGCCGGGGAAGCGGAGGGGTCGATGAACAGGTCGGTGTATTTCCGCCCCGTCGCGGTGGTGGCGAACAGCGAGGTCGCCAGCTCGTTCCACGAGGCCGCGACGACGACGAAGCCAGCCTGGGTCGGGTCGGCCGGTCGCAGGCGGCCCGACGTGAAGCGGGCGTGCCCGAGGAACGCCGCCGCACGGTTCTCCCTCGAGAGCGACTCGATCGACTGAGACTGGTTGGCAGGAGCGGCAGAGACTCCGAACGTGGAGTTGTTGTAGAGCCGGTCACGCAGCAGCACCGCCTTGCGGGTGTCCGATGTGGTGAGCCCGTTGATGCCCTCGAAGTGGAAGAAGAACTCGACCGGGTGCTTGGTCATATCGCGGACGTCGAGCGGGTAGTAGAGCGGGACGGTGTTCGCCGGTGACGTGATGCCCGCCACGGAGACGATCGGGCCGTAGGAGAAGAAGCTCACCGACCATTGGGTTTGATTCGCGTCGATGCGGCCCGGTGAGATGCGCGCGTAGCTCACGTCCTGCCGGGGCAGCGGCCCGAGGCCGCCGGTCGGCAGCCCGATGCACCGGGATGTCCCCGCCATCGAGGCGAGGCCCGCGGCGCCGGGCCCGTAGCCGGCGAGCGAGCCTCCGAGCCCGTGGTAGGCAAGGTTGTGAACGATCCCGCGGCGGAAGTCCGCCAGCTCGAGCCACCGGAGGCCGCGATCTTCTCTGCTCATGTCACCATAGGTACTGCCACGCCGGGCCGCCGGTCGCCCATGCCCAGGTGATCGGCTTCGGCATCGGCTCCACGACCTCGATGATGAGGTTGAAGAAGCGCGCGTCAGGCGTCGAGACCGACTCCTCGACCGTCTCGACGTGCTCCTGGAAGAAGCGCGCGTCAGGCGTCGAGACCGACTCCTCGACCGTCTCGACGTGCTCCTGGAAGAAGCGCGCGTCGGTCACGAGTCCCTCACCTTCTCCCCGAACTCGGCGGCGTCCACCTTCGCGCGCGTCCATCCGACGCCGCCGCCCTCTGAGATGCCGGAACCCTCGTCGGAGTTGTAAATCTGTCCGAACCAGGCGGCGCCGAAGCCGAGCTGCTCCGAGACGGACTCCGCGATGTTGTTGGGCGGGGTGCCCGAGCGACAGATGATCCGCCCGAACTTGGAGTTGGCCGCATCCGACTTGGCGGCCCAACAGAACGCCTGGATGAAGCTGATCGGGTCCGAGCCCGTGCCCCCGAGCGCCGTGAAGTCGTAGGTGTCCTTCGCGTCGGCCGTCGCGGAGAACACGTACTCAGCCTCGCCGCGCCCGTCCTCGTCCACCTGCGACCAGTTGGCCCCGGTGTCGGTGCCGCCCCGGGAAAGATCGGTGAAGGTGCCCGGGGCGATTGGCCTGAGAACGGAGACCTTGCGGTCGCCCTGGTAGTCGTTGGGCGCGGTGCCGTCGCCGTTCACAAGAGTCACATCGTCGATGTTCACAACTGTCGAAATGTCCCCGAAGCGGACCTCGCCAATGGTCGCGTCGGTGCGTTTGGTGTCCACGTTCGTCGAGGAGAGCTCGGGGATGATGACTTCGTCCACCTTGACTTCGATGAGCCCGGTTGTGTCGTGGCAGATCATCTTGGCTTCGATGTGGTGCCCCTGGTTTGCGTTCCAGAAGTTGATGTCGGTCTGCTTCACCTCCGTGCTGTTGAGCCGGTTGGCCTGCAGTCTGCCGTCGCTGGTGACGTTGATGAGGAGATTCGTGTCGTTCGCGGTAACGTCGACGAACTCGAACAAGCGTCGAAAGCCGAGCGAGACGGGCTTGGCGTACATACCGGCGAACAGCGTCGCGTGACGCTTGGAGTCCCTGATGCGCCAAAACCATTGCTGGGTCGCCCCCCGCCCGTTGCGACCCTTCGCGGTGCTCAGAATGACGGCGACGCCGGCGTCGTTGATCGCGTGCCAGCGGCCGTCTTTGTAATCGACCCCGTTGGTGCCGGCGCTGTCGAAAGACTCGCACATGATCGCGCTCATGCCGCCCCCAGCCTGTAGACGCGCCGCAGCCCGATCGCCACGACCGCATCCGCCGCGGCGTTGGCTGTCTCGACCTCGACCTCGAGCTTGTCATCCGGCGTCCAAAACGTCGTGTCGGCGATGGTGAGCTTCGCCACGGGGGAAAAGAACGCGCCGGCGGCGATCGTCGGCTTGGCGGAGACGACGTAGATCGACGTGCCGTTCTTCTGGATGTCCACCACGCATGAGCCGCCCGAGGGCGCGGTGTCCACGTTGACCCGCACGTCCTCGATCATGGCGCGGAAGCTCGGCCGGTAGGACGGCTTCTTCACCCCCGTCGTGAGCGCTCCGGGCATGGTGAACAGCAACTCGGCCCGCGCGAGCAGCTTGTCCAAGAACTCGCCCTCGAAGGCGTGGCGAAGATGCGGGGCCTCGCCGCGGGACAGCTGCGGGTAGAGGTTCGCCTGGGGGTTCGGGTTGGAGGCCATCTCACTCCAGGTTGGGCGTGAGCAGGCGGTAGCCGAAGTCCCGCGCGGCCTCGAGCGCGTACACCCGCCCGCGCAGCTCGAACACCGACATCGACGCGGCGAGCGCGGCGGACTCCGCGTCGCGCTCGCGCTCGCTTACTCGCTCGGCGCCCGAGCCGTGCCAGCCGCCGACTTTCGCCTTGCGCTCCTCCGCGAGCGATCCCGCCAGCTCCTGATACGCGCCGTACAGCTCCGTGACGACGGCCGCCAGTCGGGCCACAAGCGCTGGCCTCGGCAGATGCGGCCACGTCTCGAGCTCATCGGCCAGTCTCAGCTCGCTCATCTCCGCCTCCCGGTTCTTCGGACCTCGGGCGTGCGACGACGATGCTCACACGGGCCCTGCCCGCCCCGACGCGCTCCTTCGGCGTCCAGAACCGGCAGGTGTCCGAAGGCTTGATCGCGCCGTCCTCGTAGGGCCCCTCGATGATCTGGCACAGGTCAAGATCATCGGACGGGTCGGGGTCGTTGGGGTCGTACCCCGGCTTGGACGTGCCCCACACGATCCAGCGACAGGCTCCGCATTGGAAGGGCGCCGGGCCCGGGGCCACGTAGTTGGCGTCCGGCGCGCTCACCTTGGGCGCGGGCACCGCCCCGCGGCCCACGCCCGCGGCGGCAACGTCATCGGCGAGCTCGTCGGACGGACGGCCTCGGCGCTCGGAGCGCCGCGGGGCGGAGGCGAGCTCATCGGCGAGCTCGTCGCGCGGCACGGAACTACGAGCGGCTGCGCTTGGAGGCGCCGACGGGCACCTGGCGCGGCTCGTCCTCGGGGATGTCCTCCGCGGCGAGCTGCCCCGACTCCATCCGGTCGAGGCGCTCGCGGAGCTGGGTGAGCTCTGACTCGAGGCGCTTCTGATAGTCCAGGAGCATCTCCTGCTCGCTGCCCGACTGAGGCGCGACGTGGCGGCCCTCGGGGTCATCCAGGAGGGTGATGTAGCGCTCGCCGGCGAGGGAGTAGACCTCGAGGTTCGGCCGGACACCGTTCCATTCCTCCGGCGTCATCGCCGCCCACCACCCGTACCGCCCCTTGATGCGTTTGAACTCGTCCGTGCGGGCCGTGATGCGACCGTCCGGGTGGTCGCGCAGGCCCGGGTGGCCCATCCAGCACCACACGGCCTCAAGCGGGACGAACATCTCCGCCCCTGGCGCGATCTCGAAGGGCTGGTTCGCGTACATGTCCACGAAGGTTTCCGCCCCCGCGTTTATGACCCGGACGACCTGCTGCATGGCTCCCCTTCCGACTACATCTTCTGGACGTAGACGTCCACCAAGCTCGAGGCCGCCGCGGCGATGGCTACGCCGGTCACCTGGCCGATTGCGGTGGCGACCGAGGTGAACGTCGCGACGGAGCCGGCGGTCGTCCCCGAGCGCTGCACGAGTGCGTTCGCGGCGATCGCACCTTCGGCCTTCACCGACTTCACGACCCCGCGGGTAGCGATGGGTCCGACTTCACCGGCGGGAATGTCCTCGAGGGCGACGCCGATGACGAGCCGCGGCTCAACCGTCGTGGTCGCCTTGAGGATCTTGCCGGCCGTGTCGATGGAGACGACCATGCCCTTGTCGATCTGCGTCGACGTCTCCGCCGACTCGTAGAGCTCGTAGTCCAGCCCGGAGAACTTGTCGAGCCCGAAGGCACCCTCCGGGTTCGCGATCTGCGTGGTGGGCATTTCCTGCTCCTCCTCCCGGCTACGCCTGAATGTTGGTGAACTTCACCTGTCTCGCGGCGTTGGTGAGCACGAGGTTGCCCGCCCACAGCAGCTTCGCCACCATCGCGTCCTGGTTCACGGGGATCTGGAAGTCCTCCACGTAGAAGTCGGCGCGCGGCGACACGCAGAAGGACAGGTAGTCCTCGTTCAGCATGAACAGGTGGTTCGCCGGCACGTGCGAGTCCACCACCCACGGCACGCCGTTGAACAGCAGGTTCGTGAACCCGGCCTGCGCGAGCTGCTCGTCGTGGCCGGCCGGCTCCGACGGGAAGCGCTGGCCGGAGGTGTTCAGGTTCCAGTAGATGTCGTACACGCCCTGCGTGGAAACCTGGATCGTCGGGTGCCGCCCGCCCTCCGACCCCGCACCGAACTTCGCCTGCAGCTTCGACAGCGTGATCCCCGAGCCGCCGGTGTAGGCGGTGGTGTCCACCTGGGACTTCCACCAGGTGTCGGTCGAGCGCGTGATGCCGGCGTAGCTGGCCAGGACGGTCGTGTCGTCCACGGCCCCCTTGAAGCCGTCGAGCTTCTTCGTGTTGGTCGTGCCGTCGGAGAACAGCCCGTCGCCCAAGATGTCGGCGAGCTCCATCTGCGCCTGCGCGAAATACTGCTTGATGAAGTTCGCGATCGCGATGGGCTGGTCGGTCTTGATGAGCGTCAGCCCGTCCACCGTCACGGGGACGTACGCCTGCTTCCAGTCCCACACGCCGTTCTTCACGGCGTCGGTGGGAGTCGTGTCGAGCAAGTCGAGCCCGGTGTACCAGCCGCCGGCCGCCATCTTCGCGTACATGAGCGGCGCCTCGATCTGCGTGCCGCCCTGAACGAGCTTCTTGTTCGCGCGGGTGAGCCGGAAGAAGATCAGGTTCGACTTGTAGATGTTGTCGGTTATTTGCGGCAGGATGTAGCGGCGCGCGATGCTCGTCACTACGTTCGTCCCGATGGCAGCCATTACCTAGACCTCCCGGTCCCCCTTTTACTCCCCGCGCATCGCCTGCTCGAGCTCGGCCAGGATCGCAGCGTCGATTTCCGCTTCGGAGCGGGGGGCCGAGGGCGTGCGCGGGACGGAGCCCGACGACCCGGAGAGCTTCGACGCCTTGCGTTGTCTGCGCTGCGATTCCTCGTGAAGCTTCATGCGGCGCTCGACCTCGCGCTCGCGGAACTCGGGCATCGACAGGTAGGCGACCTCGAGCGCCTCCTCGGTGCCACGGATTCGGTCCCCGCCCAGCCGGGCGACGAAGGACGGCAGGATGCGCAGCTGCCCGAGCGCGTCCTGGACCTTGAGCACGTCTGCCTCGGCGAGCGAGTAGCGCGCCGCGAAGGTGCGCGACGCCTGCTCGATCGCGCCGAGCGCCTGAGCTCGCTCCTCCTCCATCGTGCGGCTGCGAAGCGTGCCGATCTCGCCGCGGAGCGCCTCGAGCTCGCGGCGCACGGCCGGGTCGAGCTCGTCCTCGTCCGACGCTCGAGCAGCAGCCGGGCTGGCCGCGCTGGCCTCGGGCGGCTGCTGCTCGAGCGGGACGATCTGCGCGCGGCCCTCAAGGACCGCGCTGATCGCGGCGACGTGCTGCGGGTTCGCCCGCGCCCATTCGTGGAACTCGAGGATCGCGAGCGCGTCACCCCGCGGGATCCGCCGTCCCTCGAACTCGAACTCCGCCTCGGGCGGCGCCGCGCCGGGCTCAGCTTCTGCCAGCGCGCCGGGTTCGCCCTCCGTAGGAGCCGGGGCTTCGAGGGGAGCCTGCTCGGGCTCAGCCTCCGGCTCCGGCGCAGGGGTCTCCTCCGCCGGCGTCGTCTCGGCGCGCAGCGCGTCCTCGATGGCCTCCTGGCGAGACTCGAGATGAGATCCGAGCGCGTCGTTGGTCGATTCGGGCGCCATCGCTACCGTCCGCCTCCGACCGCCATCAGGCGCCGCAGCTCATCCACCGGCGGCATGGGCGCCCCGGTCATCACCCCGGGGACGCCCCCGCCTGGCGGAGATGGGAACACCGGAGCGGGAGCCGGACCGGGCCCTGCCGGCGCGCCCGGGGTAGGAGCTCCCGCTGGCTGCTGCTGCTGAGCTTGAGCCGTCATCCGCACCCGGGCGAGAACCATCGTCTCGAGCTGCGTCAGGAAGTCGATGTCGGCATCCGGCGCCAGCTTGAGCTGAGCGATCTGCGACACGAGGGCGCCGAGGCCCTCGGTCATCGTCTGTTGCGATGTCCTCGCCACGGTTCCTACGGGTTCAGCTCACGGACCCCGCGAGCGCCCTTCGCCTTCGCGTCGGGGTTCGACCCGTACTTCCCGTCGGTCGTCTGCCCCTGCTTGACGAGGGGGGCGTCGCCCGTCTTGCCGAGCTTGTCTTTGGGCATCTCCGCCTCCTAGTACCGGCGACCGCGACGGCCGCGCCGCCGGCCCTTCCGATGTCCGCCTCGCATTTCGGCCCCCTTTGCGACCGCGGGCTTGGCCGGCCCGCGGATGGAGCGCGCTTTCGCGCGCTGCTACTTCCGCCTGCGGCCTCGACGACCGCCGCGCCGACCGCGCCGCGCCATCTGCCTCGCCTCCTTCCGATCCTCTGGAGCTGTCAAGAGCCGGACGCTAGCACCGGCCCGTGCGCTTTTGGTGGGCGTCTAGTCGCCTCGCCGGGCGTTGCGCCGTGCGTGGAGGGACTCGGAGAGCTCCTCCTCGCTCATCTCGTCGTAGCGCTCGTTGTGGCGCGGCGAGATGTGACCATCCAGCGTGCGAATGACCTCATGCTCGGGATGGCGATGCTTGAACCCCCCGCGCGGGTCATCCGGTGCGACGCCGGGCGCGTCCGATTCGTGCCCCATGACCTAGCCTCCTCCCGGGGACTGCGCGCGGCCCGCCCGCTGACGCTTGCCGGGCGGAGACCACACGCCTTGCTGGATCTGCTGCGTGATCCGGTCAAGGATCGTCTTGCGGTTCGGGTAGTCATGCGCGTCGAGCAGGGCCTCGCGGTCAATGCCGCCGAGCGCGTAGAGCATGTCGGCCTCGGCAGCTCGCGCCTGGCGCGAGGTCGGCAGGGCCGAGCCTGCCTGGACCCACAGCGAGAACTTCATCGGCATCAGCTCGCCGTCCTCGGCCGGCATGTAGAAGTGCCGGGATTTGAGCAGCATCGCCGACTGCTCGCCCTGCGGCCCGGTGATCGAGACCATCCGCGGCGCTGTGTAGTTCTCCACGATCAGCGACGCGGCGAGCTGGCCCGAGTCGTTGAGGCTCAACTCGAGGTTCCGAAGTGCGTTGCGCACACGCACGAAACCGCCCTCCTGCGAGGCGTCCAGCACCCCGCGCGCCGTGCGAGCAGGCGGAGTCACCCCTCGCGAGATCGCCGACAGGCCCGAGACTCGCTCCATCTCGCCGATGTAGAAGCGGATCAGGTCCATGACGTAAGTGGGGATCTGCGGCGGCTCCATCCACTTCGCCTCGGCGCCTGAGTTCTTCTCGAGTCGCACGCCCGGCCGGTTCACGATCTTCGTGCGAGAGATCCCGGCGCGCTTGTCCTCCAGGAACACGGGGTTGCCGGTCAGCTCCGCGTTGTGCTGGACGGCTGCGAGCAGGCGGTTTATGGACATCTGCAGCGGGGTCAGGTGCTCCACCAGCGCGACGCCCCAAAAGTCGCCGATGTCGGTCGGCACGTAGCGGGTGTAGGGGTGGCGCCCGTGTCCGAAAATCTCGTCGGCATACGCCCCGAACAGAAGCCGGTTGCCGGCGATCAGCCGGACCCGCCAGCGATCCTCGACGTACTCCTCGTCGGCCTCGATGTAGACCTGGGACTCGCGCGTCCAGCATTCGTAGATGCTGACGCCCTGCGTGATGGCGCCGCTCACCCGGTCGGACGCGCCGGGCAGGCCGAAGCGGGGCGGGGCGCCCGAGATGCCGCCGGGGTTCGCCATCGGGCCTTTTCCATAGGCGTTTGGGTCATCGCGCCGAGCAAGCGAGCTCGATTCGTCGGTCCCCTCGATCTCGGAGAGCACGATGTCGGCGCCGGGGAACTTGCGCTCGAGCTCCTCGATCGAGATGGTGCGGGCCTCGATGAAGAAGTTGGCGTCCTCGATGTTCGAGGCCATCGGGTCGGGATAGAAGGTGAACGGGTCGATCCGCACCGTGCGCGCGTCGCCGAGGCCGTCCTCGAGCCCGGATTCCCACACGCTTTTCAGGAAGCCGGTGCCGTAGAGCCACCCGTCCCACAGCATCTTCTCGATCTCGGATGTCGTCTTGCGCAACTGCCAGTTCGACTCGAGCACCTTCTCCAAATCGCGCGCGACCTCGGAAACCGTGTCGTAGAACGGCGAATGAGGATCCGCAGCGGCCGAGACCATCAGCATCGGCCGCTGCTCGGTCATCCAAGCGACCAGCGCGGCAATGATGGGGAAAATCTCCGATGCCTGCGGCGAGGGCATCCAGGGCTCGCGCGCCGGCGACCACGAGCGGTTGTGCACCATGCGGTAGCTGCGCTGCCAGGCGTCCAGCCGTCGGTTGCGCTCCTGCTTCGCCCAGCCGAACAGGCGGCGCAGGTAGCCAACGACGTCGAGCTCGGCGGCGGTGGCGACCATCTACTCGGCCCGCAAAACCGAGCGCGTCATGCGGCGTCCCGAGCGCGCCGCGGACCGCGGCGTCGCGCTCGGCCTGCCGACTCGCCGTCCCATGCGCGTCGAGATACGCGCGGATACTCTGCGCGGTGCCATCATCGCCTCCTTGCCTGCCGTCGCCTGCCGCGGCTGCCTTTGCGATCGCGCCATGAGAGGCCCGCCTCCGACATCGCTATCGCCTTCGCCTGATCCGGGTCCGTCACCTTGTCACCGGATGACGAGTGGAGGCTGCCGCGGCGGAACTCGCCCATCACGCGCCGAACCTTGCGGCGTCCCCGGTCCCGTCGCGCGGCCATCGCTCAAGCAAAATAGCGCCGCGCGGGCTCTTTTCCTTGGGCGTAGTCCTTCCGACCCCGCAACTCGTCCGCCTGCCCGGAGACCCCGAGCGCCTTGCGGTCGGACAGGTCGGCGGGCTGGTAGTCGACCGGCATTCCGAGTCGCTCGGACATCTCGGCCGACTTGACGCGCAGTTGCTGGCGGAAATCTTTGTCGTCGCGCACATAGGAACCGAGGGAGTGGTTGAAGTGCTCGGCGGTCCCGCGGATGAAGCCCGGGGCGTGCCAGATGCGCCGGAGCGGACCGCCGCAGCCGCAGGGGCCAGCGTGCGCGCGATCGGTCGAGCCGCTCACCGAGCCGCACTCCGCGCAGCGAAACTCGTAGTACGGCATCAGGGGGTGAGGGGCGTGGTGACGAAGTTGTAGCCGCACCGCTCGCAGGTGGAACCGAGGTTCTCGCCGTCGTAGCGCAACCGAACCTCAGGCCACCCGCACTTCGGACAGCTGGGCTTAAGCGGGGTCACAGGCGCGGTCATCTAGCCCTCCTCCCAGGTCGCCCAGGCGGGCGGCGGCTCCATGCGGTCCCGCAGCTCGCGGGACTCGAAGGCCGCCAGGGGCCCTTCCGTCCGGGCACAGACAACGGCGATGCCGAGTGCCATCACGCAGTCATCATGGCCCTGCGGGTCGGCGGGACCGTAGGCGTTGTCTTTCAGGATCGTGTAGTTGCGGAATTCCTCGTAGGTCCGGCGGTCGTGAATCGTCAGCGACCCGTCGATGATGAGCTTGCCGACCTCGGCCAGCATCCAGTCCTTCCGCTTCCAATTGGTCGACCACCCGAACATGGGAGCGATCTTCCCCGGCGGGCGGTCGGCCCAGCGGTGCCGCCACAGGTGCGGGTAGTCAAGCGACACGAGGCGGCCGATCGTGGCGTAGCCGGGCCCTTCGACCTCGGGAGCGATCTCCGCGTCGTTGTAGTAGCGGGCGATCTTCACCAGCTCATCCGCGAAGCTGATGGGGTCGATCTTCCCGTGCCAGACGGCGACCTGCTCGTACATCCGCCGGTTGATGACCTGCGCGCAGGCGTAGTCGCCGCCGCCGGCGTGCGCGGGGTCGCCCCCGACGAAATACTGGCCCCAATCCAGGTCTTTCGAGGGCTGGCGGAAGATCGTGAGCGGGCCCGTGGGGTCGGGCACGAAGCGCAGGCGAACGCCGTCGTCGGTCGCGATCAGTCGACCCTGGCCGCCGGGCATCGCCTCGTAGCAGTCGCGCAGCCGGTCGGGCGGGAACATGTTGGCGCCCGAGGTGACGAACGCCTCCTCCGGCGTTGAGGGGTACTCCTGGTGGAAGTCCTCGGTCTTGCCGCCGGCGAGGTTGGCGATCGCCCAGCGTCGCCACGCGAGATGATCGTCGTCGACGCCGAGCTTGCGCAACGCGCGCTCCTCGGAGTCGAGCTTGCCGAGATCCGGCAACGACAGGCCCGCGCCGGACGCCGAATACTCCGGGTGCCGCCACCAGGGGAAGAACATCGGCACGTACTCGACCTCGCCCTGCTCGGCCGCCATCCAGGTCTCGTGAAACCAGTTGCCGACGCCGTTCGCGGTGGACTCGAGCACGATGATCGAGCCGGGCGAGGTCGGGATGGTCTGGCGCATCCCGAGCATGATCTCGTCGGGAAAGTCCCAAAACGCGACCTCGGAGGCGTGAAGCGCCTGAATGGTCCGCGCCCGGCCGGCGCCGACGTTCGCCGCGGTGGCGATCCGCACGCTCGAGCCGGTCTCGGTCCAGGCGATCTCGCGCTTGGAGTGGTACTTCGCGTGGAACAGCGGCTTGAAGGGGAACGTGTCCCAATACAGCCGGGTCATGCCGATCAGGTGCTCGGAGGCGTCCTGCTCGTGCGCGATTACCAGCCCGAAGGAGTGATGGACGAGAAAAGCGCGCCAGAACAGCACCGCCTCGGTCGCGGTCGAAATCCCTAATTGACGCGCCTTCAAGACGACGATTCGCACCGGGCGCCCGGCGCCAAGCTGGCGCTCGATCTCGGCTAGGAACTCGCGCTGGGCCCAATTCGGCCGGAAGGGCTCAAGCGTCCCCCGCTTCGTGCGGATCGTCAGCTGCCGCACCAGCGGCACCAGGCGCACCGGAAGCCTCCTTCATCAGCGTCAGGAACTTCTCGCGGAGGTCGGCGAGCTCATCGGACTCCTCGCCTCTCTCGAGCTTCGTGCGCAGGATCAGCGACAGCAGGCGCACGGTCAGCGCGTCGGCGCGCGAGTGGGTCCCGTGGTTCAGCACGTACAGCGCGTGCTCCGCCGCCTTGCGCGCGACGAGATCGACGACCTGCTCGAGCTGGCCCTGGCCGTTGCCTTCCGGCTCCGGCACCCGCGCCGTCTGTGCGAGCACCTGCTCGAGCGGCATCCCGAGTGCGCGGGCGACCGTCGTGGGCGTGAGCCCCTGTGCGAGCAGGCCGACGGCGATCTCTGCCCGCGTCGGCGGGACAGGCGGCTTAGCGCGGCGTCGCGGCTTGCCGGCGCGCTTTTTCCTTGAGGGCTTCGAGCGAGCGGGCATGGATCACGACCAATCCCTGCGCGTCGGTGAGCGGCATCGCCGCGTACTTGTCGGTCGGGCCCACCCCGATCGTGATTTCGAGGTTGCCGCGCACGCTGCGAAACCCCGCGATGTAGCCGGTGAACTCGGCCTCGTCGAAGCGCGGCATGACCTGTTGGAGCTCGCGCACCTTGCGCCGCGTCGCCGCCACCTGCCGGGCGATCCGCTTAGGGTCCGGCACCGGGCCTCGCCTCCGCGCCGTCCGACCACGCCTCCCACGGCGGCACCAGGGTCGGCTCGGGCGAAAGCACGAGAAGATCCTCCGTCGTCTTGGCTGCGAGCTCAGGCCGCTCGGGCGTCGGGGCCGGCGCGAGGATGCGCTCCACGACCAGCCCGAGCGAGGCCGTGACCCGATCGACGAGGCGCGTCAGCACGTAGGCAAGTGCGCCGAGCGCCGTCAGCACGATCAGCGCGCCCGCGGCCCACGCGATCACGAATTCCCAGGTCAACCTAGCGCCTCCTCCTCGCCCGAAGGCTCGACAGGCTCGCCCTCGCCCATCGGCGCAGGCTCCTCCTCACTTTTGGGCTCCGCCTCGGCCGCAGGCCCCTCCTCGCCGACGAAGGGCTGCTCGTGCCCGCAGTACGCGCACGCGACCGCCTCGACGGACTCCCCGACATCCGGGTCGACGTTCCACCAGTTCAGGCATTTCTCGCACGTTTGCTTGACGGGCTCTGCCATGTCTCCTCCTCGCTACCGTGTAGCTTGCTACGCCGTAGCAGGCTAGCTGACGTTCGAGAACGTGACGGCGCCGGCGGCGACCGGCAGCGTCGCTGACTGCGCCGTCGCGAATTGAGCGGTCGCCGTGGTCAGCGCGTGCACGGAGGTCGAACCGCAGTAGATGCACTTCGCGCGGTTCGCCGCCGACCACCAATGCCCGCGGCAGCGGGTGCACACGCACAGGATGTTCTCGATGCCGATTCTCTCGGCCATCACTCCTCCTCGACGTAGGGTTCGTAGTGAAGCGCCACGTAGTCCGCTGCGACCGGCCAGAAATGCCCGGAGAGCGGGTCGTAGGCGATGAAGTCGCCGGGCTTCGCGCCGAGCCGGCCCTCGGAGGTCTCGACGTCGAACGGCTCGTCGACGCGCCGCATGTGCACAGGGTTGGGCTTCTTCACGAGGCGAGGCCAGTTCACCGCGTCTGCTGCGAGCTCGGGTGAAGGGATGAACTCGCGACGCTCGATGGTTTCGTCCATCAGACCTCCACTCGGTTGAGGAGCCCGTCCAACTGGTGCCCGATGCGCAGCAGCTGCGCGCCGTGCGCGTGAACCGTCACCGCGAGCGGCGATTCCACCGGCCCGACGGTGGCGAAGTCCGGCGTCGCCGCTTCTGGACCCTCCGGCGTGAGGATGGGCGCAAGAAGCCTCGCCGCGCGCGCATAGATATTCGCGAGCCTGTCGATCTGCGTCTCGATGCCCGCGAGGCCGGCAACGATGGTTGACTCCGGCCGGACCTCCTGGCCCTGCGCTTCTTCCCTCATGCGTCCTCCTTCTCGATCGCGCCGGCGTGTCCGCAGTCGGGGCACGTCGAACTGAGTGCGGGGATGGGATCGGGGAAGGGCCCGTCGCGGAAGTAGACCGGCGCAGGCTCGACCTGTGTGTCCCAGCAGCAGCCGCAGTCTCCGCAGAGCACCAGGAGCCCCATCGGCGGCGAGGCTACACCGGGCCGCGGCGGAAACGGTGGGCGATGTTTGGCAAAACTGGTCGCGGCCTCCGTACGGGAGCCGTCTGTAAAACCTGGGCAGCTTTCCCCCCGCGCGCGAGGCGGCGGGGGGAAAGCGGGAGAGGGGACGCGGCGGCCGCGCTCGAGGGCGCCGCGAGGGCGCCGGCGGCCGGCCGGCCTCGAGCACGGGCGGCCGCGGCCTCGAGCTCGAGCGGCGATCATCGGCCGGCCTCGAGCACCGGCGGCCCGGCGCCGGGCCTCGAGGCGCCACAACGCCGGCGGCCGGCCCGAAGGCCGGCCGCTCGAGCGCTGCCGCGTGCTAGGCGATCCGCACCGGCATCAGGAGATACAGCGCGGAGCTCGCATCCGAGGCCCAAAGCGTAGGCTTGAGCCCGTCCCGGGCGCCGAACGTGACCGTATCGAGCGGCCCGGCGCCCGTAGCCCCGAGCGCGGCGAGCATGTAGCCCGGATTGAGGCCGACGACCAGGCCGGCGCCCGACGTCGCCGCGGCGACGTCCGCGGACGCCTCGCCGACGTCCTGCGCGCCGGCGTGCAGCCGTATCCGGTCGGCCTCGAGCTCGAGGCGCACCGGGGCGCCGGCGGCCGCCATCGGCAGGACCGCCCGAATGCCGGCCTCGAGCTCGCCGGCCCGCGCCGCGAACCGATGCTCGAGGGCGCCGGCCTCGGGGATCAATTGCCGCCAGTTCGGATACTCACCCTCGATCATCCGCGTCACGAGGCGCCAGCCGGCGCCGGCGAACGCGAGGCTTGAGCCCTCGGCGCCGGCCTCGAGCTCGATCTGGTCCGTCGGCTCGAGGCGGCCCGCGATCCGCGCGAGTGCCGCGGCGACGCGGCCCGGTATGACGCGGCGCCCGAAGCCGGCCTGCTCGAGCGCGGCCGGCGTCACGTATTCGAGCGCGAGCCGGTAACCATCCGTCCCGCACAGCGCGAACCTATGGCCCGCTGCATCGGCCTCGAGCTCGAGCAGAAGGCCCGTCAGAATCGGCCTCGCCTCATCGTGCGACGCCGCGACGCTAACGCGCTCGAGGGCGCCAGTGAGCTCGAGGGCGCCGAACGTCGCCGCACGCGGGATCATCCCTACCGGCGCCGGCATATCCTCGAGGGCGCCGGCCCGTAGCCCAGTCGCGACGCCGGCGGCCCGAACCGTGAGCGCGTTGGCGCCGCTTGCCTCGAGCTCGAGCTCAACGTCGGCGCCGGCCTTGCGCGGCCCGCGGCCGCGAATGAGCTCCGCGAGCACTTTGTACGGGACCGCAACCGCGCCGGCGCGCCGAACGCCGGCCCCGATGGTGATACTGCCCGCCAGCTCGAGATCCGTCCCGCGGATCGTCAGGCGTGAGCCCGCCGCCTCGAGCGCGACGCATCCGAGGGCCGGCAGGCTCGAGCGCGTACCGATGCACGGCGCGAGGCGCCGCAGGGCGCCCGCGAGCTCCTTCCTGCTAACGGTAGCCTCGAGGCCGGCGGCCTGGAGGGCCGATGCTGCGATAGCGCTCACGGCGCCCTCTCCTGTCCCGGCGCCGGGATCACGGGCGCCCTATCGTGGGCGCCTCTCGCTGGCGCCATACGTAAGTGTACGCCGCCGACGCGAACCGCACAAGAGCGCCCCCACACCTACCCGGCGCGCGCCTTCGCCTGCCAGCGCGCTACCGAGCGCTCACTCACACCCACCACGCCCGCGGCCTCGGCCACTTGCGCCCCGCCCGCGACCATCGCAAGCGCCCGCCGTTCCTTCTCCACCATGTCGGCCGAACGCCCTGGGCGGGCGCCGACGTCCCGCGGGTCGCAAGCGCCGCCGCTCCTGCGGCGTCAGCCCGCCCCACACCCCCGGCATCCCCGCGTACTTGCCCCGCTCGGCCTCCCAGGCCAGCGCGTAGGCAAGACACTCCGCCCGCACCGGGCACACGCCACAGATGCGCTTCGCCTCGCGGGCGTTCTCGCCCTTCTCGACGAAGAAGCGATCACTCTCGACCGAGCCGCACGCCGCCCGCTCCCACCAACCGCCGGCGCTCACGATGCCGATGCTCACATCGTCCCCCTTTCGTGCGCCGAGCACCACGCGCCGCCCTCTCCGATCACGAGATGATCCAGCAGCGCCACGCCGAGCAACCGCCCCGCGTCGGCGAGGCGCCGCGAGAGCGCGCGGTCGTCGGCCGACGGGATCGAGCTGCCCGAAGGATGGTTATGCACGACCACGAGCGCCGTGGCGCCCGCGAGCAGCGCCGCGGCGAACATCGGCCGCAGGTCCACCTGTGCCGAGGCGAGGCCGCCGCGCGCTAGCTCGATCCAGCCGCGTACCCGGTGCTGCTGGTCAAAGAAGAACGCCAGCACGACCTCAACGGCCTCCCCGTCGAGGATCTCGCCCGCGATCCCCGCCACGTCTGCCGGGCCTCGCACGCTCGCCCCGTGCGGCGGTGCCGCTTCCTCCCGCACCAGCGCCAGCCGGTGGCGGTACGCCGTTGCTTCCGTCATGGCATCACCCCCACGCCCCCCCCTCCTGTAGCTTTGGCGATGGCGGCTCGCAACTGCTGCCGGGCTACGGCCTGGTCGTATGTCCCGGTCCCCCAACCGTCGATGACTTGCTGTGCCGCCTCTAGCAACTCTGGTGCCGCTTTGATGAGGTGGGCGTTGGCTTTGCGCCGGGAACCGCGACATATCGCAACCAGCTTGTCGCCAACAGGTGCGTCGTAGGCATAGACCCACCATTCCGCGTCGCCACGTGGCCGACGACTTCCTGAGCCAGGCCCCCGGCCCTCATCCTGAGCCGTCCACGGTCCCGGTGTGTGCTTGCTCATCTCACCCCGCTCTCCTCATGCGCACGGATCGCGAACACCGGACGCGCGAGCACGTACTCGACGCCCTGCCCGGCACCGGGCACCCTGTCGCCCCAATTCCAGAACACCGCCGCGCGCAACTCGAACGTCGCCTCGAGCGCGTCAAGCGCGACCATCTCGAACGGCCCCCCGCTGATGTCCACGGTGCCGTCGCCGAACAGAAACGCCGAGCCGAGCTCGCAGCAGACGTACACCTGTCCCGGGTCGCAGTACCCCGAGCCAACCTGCCACACCCGGCCGAGCGTCCCGTCCGGCCACCGCACGACGTCGCCCGATCGCGGCCGCGACAGCCGCGCGTGATCCAGCTCCGAGGAGATGACCCCCTCCGCCCCGACATACTCCGTCACCCTTCCCATGTCGCCCCCTTTCTCGCCATACACTCTAGTACGGCGTAGGCGCTACGGTCAAGCGCCTGACAGGGCGTGCTACACTTCGGGGCATGACGACGAAGCGCAAGCCTGCCGGCCTCCGCGGGCTCCGAGAGGCCGCGGGGCTCACTCGCGCCGAGCTCGCCGCGGCGGCCGGCACTTCCGAAACGCAGGTTTGGCGATGGGAGCGGGGCGCACACCCCACCCTCGCCCACGGCGCGCGCGTGGCCGCAGCGCTCGGGGTCAGCCTCGACGAGCTGCTCGCCGCGCTGGACGGCCAGAAGCGCTAGCACCGGCTCTCTCAGGCGAGGCGGCGCGCGGCCTCGAGCGCCTGCCGGTGCTTGAGCTTGATGCGCTGATCCTGCGAGAGCCCGCCCCACATCCCGTAGCGCTCGTTCGCCTCGAGCGCGTAGGACAGGCACTCCTGCCGAACCGGGCACGCCTCGCACACGCCGCGCGCCGCGGCGTAGGCGTCGGGCTTCGCGGTGTCGACGAACCACCAGTCGGTCGGCATCCCGGCACACGCAGCGTGATCCCGCCAGCGGTCGTAGAAAGGCAGGAGCGCGGCGAGTTGGGGCCCCTTCGACCTCACGGCGCCGGCCTCGAGCTCGGCGTTGTTGCGCGCGGCGCCTCTCTGATCTCCCCGCGGAAAGCGTCAGACTGTCCCAGGATGGCCGCGTCGCCGCCGCAGCGGTCGCAGAGTGCGATAGATGCGTGAAGCGGCGGGCAGTAGTGAGAGATGAGGGCCTCCGCGCGCCCACACCGCCAGCACGCCGCCGTCGCGTTCACGAGTGCCCCTTCGCGCACACTTCGCACGTTTCAGGCGACCCGCCCTCCGCCACAGAAACGCAGCACGCCGCCCCGCAGCAATTCGAGACGGCCTCGCTGACGCTGACGCTCACGCCCGGCGCCGCGTCGTAGGCGAGCTCCTTGCGCACGAGCGCCTCGACCACCTGCGAGTCGTCGTGGTAGAGCACGCCAGTCAGCGCGTCGAGGATCGCGCGCAGCAGCTTGTCCAAGTCTGGTTTCTTCGTGGCCGGCAGGCGCCGGCGCTTCGGGGCCGACTTCGGCACGGGCATCCGAAACACGACCCCCACGCGCAGCGGCGTGCGGGCGAAAAGCCACGGGGCGTTGATGCCGACGGCCTCCTGCGCGGACCACGCGACGAGTTGCCGCCAGTCCTTCAAGCCCTTCGCGGTGTCGCGCACGAATGGCGCCCCATTCGCCGAGCGCCCGACCGTCTTGGAGCCCTGCGCGACCGGGATGCCGGCGACGTCGAAGTGGATCATGGTGGCCAGCCCTTCATCGTTTCCGCGGCCTCGGCGGTCAGGGTGATTCCGTCATCGGTCGCGGTCATGCCCGGAAACTTCTTGGCGTACTCATCGGCGAGCCACACCGCTTCGGCCGCGATCGCACTCGCGAGTTCATCGCGCTCGAGCAGTCGGCGGTCGGCGAGCACTTGGGTCAGCGCCGTCAGCTCGGCTCGCAGGATCAGCAGTTTCTCGAAGATGTCGCGGAAGCCCTGCGTGGGCGGATCATCGAGCGGCCGCGTCCCGAGGATGCGGCCGGTGAGCACGCTGCGCCACTTCGCGAGCCGGTTCAGCGCGGCCTGCATGCGATCCGTGGCTTCACTCACGTCTCCACCACCTGTCCGTGCACGATGATCGGGTCGGGGATGTCTCGCAGGCGGGCCTCGACGTCCTCGAGCGTGCGCGTGAGGCGGCGAATCGCGGGCAGCAGCTCGGAAAGGATCGCGCGGCTGAGGTACGTCGCCGAATCCTCCCAGAAATGCGCTCCATCGTGGCCCCGTCGGAGTCGGCAGGGTGCGGGGCCGAGCGTGTCGGCCCAGGGTGGGGCCGCGAAGCAGCTGTCATCTGCGTAGGCGTCGTCGGTCATGGGGTCTCCCCATTCACGAACAGCGCACAACAGCGCGCGCACGTTCGGAACCAGCGATCAATGCGAACAATCAATCCGCCACATCCCGTGTGAACGCTCACGATGGCTGCTCCTCCTCGGAGAGCAGGGCCTCTGGATCGGGGCTCACCATGATTGCCGTCACGGGACCGCTCCCTTCGCGTTCTTTCAGGCGCGCAATAGCTAGGCTGATTTGCTCGTTCTGGAAGTAGCCCATGTGGTCGTCACACACCGCGTTACCCGCCATCACCGTAACAGCGCGGTCGGGCCGTTCTCGGGTGTAGAGACACAAAACACAGACCATCACGCGCTCCCTTCGGTTGTCTTGTTGAGGCGGGAGAGGACGGCGGATGATGTTCAGCGCGACCGGGACCATCTGATGCGCGATGACTTCCAGCTCGATCAAGCCTCCGGCGTTCAGGGACGCGAGATCCTCTTGGCTCGGGCGCCAGAAGGACCGGATCGCGGGGAACCGGGGGTCGCTGCGGTCAACAAGCGCCGGCAACCGGCCGATCTCGGCATCAGAAAACCCGGGCGGCTTGCCGATGATTGTTGCGACGCCCCGTGGGTAGCGTGCCTTGGCGAACTCGGGAATCTGGCTCGGCAGCATCACGTCTCCCCCCTTGCTCGCTCGAACGCCTCAAGGCCGGCGCTCACGGCGCGTTGGTCGCCTCGGTAGTGAGCCTCGAGTTCATGCCGAAGCTCCTCCGCGGTGAAGCCCGAGACCCGCGCTCGAGCCCGCCCGCGGGCCTCGGCGTCAGCGAGAGGGGGCGACACCTTACCGGAGGGTTTCCGTCCCTCAGAACTCTCTTTAGAGAGTTCTTTCGGGTACGGGGTTCGGTCACCGACTGAACGCTTTGGGGAACGTTTCTCCAACGAGTCGCCAACGGTCGGGGAAGCAAGGGCGCGAGCACGCGCTTGAGCACGTGCTTCACCGGATGCGAGGCCGCCCCGTCGGCCAGCGCGACTCCTCTTGGTTCTTTGCCGGCGGACCTGCTCACGCGAGGGCTGGTAATCGAGGTAGTCGTGGATGGCGTATCCGCCTTCGACCTCCTCCCAAATGCCGTGCGCGATGAGCCGCTTGGTCGTCTCGGCGGCATCGGAATCGACGTCGGAGGGGATCAGACCGTGCACCGCCGCCCGGGGCAGAAAGCCATCCGTCAGGTTCCGGTTGGCGTAGCACAGCGCCGCCACCTGGAGCGCCATCGCGTTCGGACCCGCGGAGACTAGTTTCGGGTGCTGAGCGAAGTCCTCGTCGATCCGAACCCACACCATCGGACTTACCCCCACGTCACTTCCCACGCCGTGCCCGCCGGCGGATCCAGCACGGCCACGTGGGCGCCGTCGTGCCCTGTCGGCTTCGCGCAGAGCACCGCGATCGCCGAGGCGTACCCTCGCATGTTGACGTGCGCGAATTGGCCGCACCGCGCGGGCTCCGGGTCTCCTGGAATTCCTGGAATTCCTGGACTGCTCATTCAGTCCCGCTCTCCGGCAGAAAGCGCACCGTCCTGGCGCCCTCGCGGCAGGCGGGCCGGTCGTTGCAGTACCGCACGTTCTGCCGCATCGGGACGCGGCCCGCGAGCATGGTTTCAGTCGTGTAGACCGAGATGCGCTCATCCGGGCGCTCGTCGTGACAGACGTGGCACGTCCAGGTCAGCGCGTTCATTCCGCCCCGGCCTCGACGTAGACAACCTCGAAAGAGTCCTGGTCGATGTCGATGATGTCGGTGCGGAGCCCCTTGCCGGCCTGGAGCTTCGTCGCGACGACCTTGCCGCGGCCGCGGAACTCCACCTCGCGCTGCTGGTCCATCGGGTCGGCGACGGGGATGTCGCCGGCGCCACCGAGCGCGACCTGGAACTTGCGATACGGAACGCCATCGAAGGTGCACTTCGCCTCGGGCATCCCCTCGAGCTCCTCCTGCTCCGCTGCCATCAGGCCCCCCCTTTCCGGCCCCTAGCAGGGCCGCTCGGTCGTGATTGATCTCCCGTCGCCGGGATAGGTGGTCGTGTGGGTCCAGCACGTCGGCGCCCCGACCGGGATGGGGACGTAGGAGACCTCCGGCGCGGGCTGCGGGCGGGTAACGCTCCGGCGGATCGCGCGCAGGTCGTGGGATGCGACGAACGACGAGCCGACGAGCACGGCGCCCGCGAACCACACCGCGGCCCGCTCGATCCCGTTCACGACGCCGTCCGCCTCGCGCGCCGGAGCAGGTCGTAGTGCCGTCGGCACAGTCCCCGCCCGACCGGGGTGGCCTCGCAGTCAACGGCGACGCAACTCATGGCGCGGCGCGGCCGCGTGTAGCTGATGAGCGCGTTGGTCGTGCGGTGGCGGTACCAGCGCATGTAGTGCATCTTGCACATCCCGCGACCGACCGTGGGCTCGAAGCAGCCGGGCAGCTCGCACGGCCGCTTGGAGCCATGTAGTGCCCGCACACCGACCCGGCGGTAGCCCCACCGCAGCTGCGGGCTGATCGCGTCCCTACGCATCGGTCGGGCTCCCTCCGGTGCGGCCGGACCACGGGTCGGGCGGGGTCTCACCAAAGACGCGCTCGATCGAGGCGGGGACATCTGCCCAGCAGCGGACGCAGTAGCCGGAGAGGTCATCGGCCGGCGAGATCGCATCGCGCCCGCAGTAGAGGCAGCGAAAAGCGAGCATCCCCTCGACTCCGGGCACCCGCCTAGCCCTCGGCACCGGAACTCACCGCCTGAGCGGCGACCCGCAGGTTCTCCATGATCGAGGGCAGCTGTTCGGGCGGCAGGTCGGCGACCGAGCTGACCCTCCAGCGCCGGTACAGGCTCGCGAGCCACGCCTTGCGCGCCCGCGGCTGCGGGATGACCTCGAGCACGAGCGCCCACAGGTCGGCGTACGCCCCCGTGAGCTGCTCCGGCGGCGCCTCCTCGGGCTCGGCCTCGCGGTCGGGCCCCTCGCCGATCCCGGCGTCGGGCTCCTCGTCGGGCTCGGGCTCATCGAGCGGGAGCGCGGGAGCATCCGCCGTCACGTGCGGCGGGGGCGGCGCCGGCGAAGGTTCCGACACCGCCCCCTCCGATGGCTGCTCGGCGCGGGCGACCTCGGCGACATCGACCGCCTCCTCGTGAGCGCGCACGGCCGGCTCATCGGGCTCCGAGTCCTCCAAGTCGGGCATGAACTCCGCGAAGGCGAGCCGGAGGGCGTTGCGCCCGGATCGAGCCAACGCCTTCTTGCGCGCGTCGTCGTAGGGGATCGCGACGCGCTCCTTCTTGCGGGCTTTCTTGTTGAACCGCTCGACCCAGAGCGGGAACGAATCCTCATACGAGCAGCCGGGGCGGTTGGGGATGTCCTTGCGCCAAGCGTGCGCGGTGATGTAGACGCGCTCGCTCCGGATCTGCTCGTCCGACCAGTCCAGGCCGCCGAACTGGCCCGATGACTGCGCGATCACCAGCCGCCCGGCGAACGTGGTGAAGGTCACCCATCGCGGCTCGACCGCGTCGCCGTCCGGGGTTCTCTTGTCTTTGTTCTCGTCCCACACGACGACGTGGGACAAAAGCGGGTTCAGCCTCAGCATCTTGCACCGGGCGAGCGCGAGCGCGACGCCGGGCAGGTCGATCCCGGCATAGACGGTCTCCAGCGCCAAGAGCACGATCTGCTCGGGCAGCGCGTCGTCGATCAGGCGCGCGATCGAGCTCGGCAGCTCGCGGTCCCGGCGCTCGGCCAGTTGGCCACTCATAGCTCCACATCCTCGAGTTCGTCGTCGGCGACCCCGCGAGGGAGTTCCCATCGCTGAACCGGACGCGGCTGATTGCTCGCCGCGACAGCCCGGGCCATCTCCTCCGACGTCGGCGTCAGGCAGTAGACGGCAGACGGCGAGTAGAACTGCGTCGCGATGAAATCGCTGGGCCCGCTGGGCCCGTCCGATGTCGAGGGCCCCGGCACATCGAGGCGGAGAAAGCCCGATCCGCCGATCTCCTGCTCGCTAACGAGCCCGGCGAGCCGCCGATGCCCCATCAGCTCCAGAATCGCCCAGCCCTTGAACGGATCGCTCAACTGACCCTCCTTGTGACTCGGATCGGAACCCACGTCCGGCAGGGGCGTCGGCACTCAACGCCGCCGCCGGCGAGCACTCGGTAGCCCCAGCGGCGGTAGAAGAAGCGCCCGCACCACGCACAATGAGCGGGCAGGCGAACAGGTTGCCGCTTCACGACGCGCGCCTCCGCGCCTGCGTGACCCAGCGGCGAATCGCGTGGCGCGACAGCGCCCAGCCGTTGCGCGGGAGCGCGGCGACGATCTCGAACTTGAACGCCTGGTAGAGCTCGTCGGCCGTCTCGTCGTCGTAGACGTCAGCCAGCAGCGCCCATGCGGTGTCAGCGGGGCCCGAACCCGCGTAACCCCACTCGAAGCCGGTCGGCGAGTGGCGGTACGGCTCGGCCACGCGCGTCCTGCGGCAGTTGCTCAGCGCGCGGCGATGCTCGTCGCGGTGGATGACGCAGGTGCCAAGCGGCGTCCTGCTCCCGCGGTAGTAGACCTCCGCCATCTGCGGCCTCCCCCCTTACGCGCTGCGCTCGCCGTCCTGGCCGAACAGATCCTCGACCGAGCACCTGAGCGCGCGCGCGATTTTCAGCGCGGTCTCGATGCGCGGCGGCGTGCCTGCCTCGATGCGGTAGATCGTGGTCTCTCGCACGCCGATCTCCGTCGCCAGCTGGAAGGCCGTGAGGCCAGCGCGACGGCGCGCAGCTTTGAGCGGGTGGGCAGGGAACGGCATGGCGTCTGAATCCTAACGTGCGGACCGTGCCAGTCAAGACAGGGAAAGCCTGCCTTGACCGTGCCAACGGGCTCGTACTAACGTGCGGAGCATGACGTGGAAGGGCGAAGCGTAATGCCCGCAGCGGGATCGGGGGGTATCCGGGGTCGCTACCGGCTCTTGGCGGGACTGCTGGCTAGCCATAGGGCCAGCGAAATGTCCTGGGGCGAGATCGCCAGGCGCGTCGGCCGATCCGAAACCGCAGTTGGGAGGGTCATGCGTGGGGAGGCTCTCGGGATGCGCATTCCGCGAGTTGGTGAGGCCGCGCTGATTGACCTGATCGCGCGCACGCTCGAGATACCGAAGCCCCTGCTGGACGCCGCCCTCTTGCGTGAACTGCGGGGCCCGTAG